GCATTTCTTGATGCCCGCGCTGCTGATGGCGCCAGCTTTGACTGGACACCACCAGATGGCAATACCAGCTACAAGTGGACCTGCTTTAGCTGGACTAGGGAGCTGTTTGATTTTGAGCGCAGCAAGATTGACGTTACCTTTATGCAGGTATTTGAGCCGTGACCGTACCAGTTAGTGCGCTACAAGAGATTGCACCTGGCGCAATCATTGAGCTGTTTGAACTGGAACTTAATGCAGCGCAGCATGGCGTAAGCGAAACGTACCGCTTTCACGCTGGTGTCAAGATAGGCAGCAATCAAAATATTGTGTGGGCAGGCAATGAATACATGCGTTTTCCTATTGATGCCGAAGGGTTTGAGTACAGCGGCCAAGGGCAACTGCCGCGTCCCAAGCTGCGCATCAGCAATATCTTTGGCACCATCACGGCACTGCTGCTTACGCTGCCTAATGGCCTAGAGGGCGCAAAGGTTACGCGCATTCGCACACTGGCGCGTTATTTGGATGCTGTAAACTTTCCGCCATCGGATTTTTTGCTGCTTGAAGATGGCGGTATGTTTCTGCTTGAAGATGGCGAAACCTTAGGCCTTGAAGCGGAGAATCCTACCGCCGACCCTACCGCTGAGTTCCCGCGCGAAATCTATTACGTCGATCGCAAGATTATCGAAACCCGCGACGTTATCGAATTTGAGCTGGCAGCAGTCTTTGACTTGATTGGCGTGCGTGCGCCAAAGCGTCAATGCGTCAGCAATGTATGCCAGTGGAAATACCGTGGCCCCGAATGCGGCTACACCGGCAACGCATACTTCAACACCAACAACCAACCCGTCACATCACTGGCACAAGATGCTTGCGGCAAGCAACTCAGTAGCTGTGAACTGCGGTTTGAACAACAGCGCCGCACCGGCTCGGTGACAGCCGGCAGCAACATTCTTACGCTGGCGCAGGCCAGTTCATTCAGCACTGGCGACCCAGTCACGGGCTTCGGCCTGCCTGCTGGCACGACCGTCTCAAGCGTGTCCGGCACTCAGGTCACAGTCAGCCAAAATGCCACCGCCACTACAGGCGTGGTGACAACTGGAACCATCCAAGGCAACTACACGCAGATTGTCGTTTCCAGTGCCGTTGGCATCACACCTGGCATGGCAGTGGTCGGATCTTATTTGCCGGCCAATTGCCAAGTGGTAGCAGTTTCCGGCACCACAATTACACTCAGCTCGACAGTGGACTTAACGCAATTTTTTAGCGTAGTTGGGTCTGCTACTGGGGTTGCTTTTGGCGCATCGGTACAGTATCCAGAGGCCACAACACTTGGCGTTGGATGGTACGCGGCTAGTAGTTTAATGCCCCTTGATAGATACGCGCAGATAGGAAACGTGCGCAGTGTTACTATAAAAGGCGTTTCAGGAAGGAATACGTTTGTTTCTAGATATGTCGTTGCGGACATGACCCAAAATACTGGAGTCAGCAATCAATATGCAGCGTGGACTTTCTACGTGTTTGCAGGCATCTCCTCGGCCACTTACACATTCTTTGCTACCAATCAGACCTATACGTTCAGGGCAGATGCAAACATCCCATACGGATCATTCCCTGGCGTGGGAACGTACTCAGCATGACCTGGCAAGACGAGGCACTGGAGCACGCACAGGTCGAAGACCCCCGCGAGGCGTGTGGCTTGCTGGTCATCATCAAAGGCCGTAAGCGTTACGTTCCATGCCGCAATCTTGCGGCTAGCCCCGATCAGTTTTTCCTGCTGGACCCCGCCGACTGGGCTAATGCCGAAGACCAAGGCGAAATCGTCGCCATTGTGCATTCGCACCCATCAACACCTGCACAGCCGTCACCAGCAGACCTAGCAGCGTGCGAAACCAGCGGCCTGCCTTGGTACATCGTCAACCCTAAAACCGGACAATGGGGTGAGTGCCAACCATCGGGCTACAAGGCACCGTTGATTGGCCGCGAATGGGTGTGGGGTGTGCATGACTGCTGGACACTTGCCCGCGACTGGTACGCCGAGCAAGGCATTGCCCTCCGCGACTGGGAACGCTGCAACAATCCTGACGAGTTCCAAGCATCGCCGTACTTTGACAAGTGCTGGCGCGATACCGGCTTTCGGGAACTGGAGGAAGATGAAGAGTTGCAGCATGGTGATGCACTGCTCATGGCCATCAACAGCACCGGCTTGAATCACTGCGCCGTTTACCTAGGTCATCAAGAAGTGCTGCACCACATCCAGCATCGGCTTAGTGGCCGTGACTTTTATTCAGGCTGGCTTCTAAAATGCACTGGTAGGAGGTTGCGTCATGCTGCGTAAGATTAAGCTCTACGGCAAGCTGGCCAAGTTCGTCGGCCACCGCATCCTCGAAGCTGACGTTGCAACTGCCGCCGAAGCCGTCCGTTTTCTGGTGACCAACTGGCCCGAGCTGGAGCACCACATGGTTGACCAGCACTACCGGGTCAGCGTAGGCACCTACGACTTACTTGCAGAGGAGCTGCACGATCCCGCCGGCCAACAAGAAATCAAGATCGTGCCCGTAATGGCTGGCGCTGGTGCTGTTGGCCGGATTATTGCTGGCGTGGCTTTGATTGCATTTTCTTTGTTGCTGCCTGGCGTCGGCGCCGCAATTGGCGGTGCGCTTATGACCAAAATTGGACTCCTTGGTGGAGCCTTGGTGCTTACTGGCGTCGCCCAGTTGCTCACGCCCACACCAAAAATTCCGACAGGTCCCGACACGCAAAACGACCCGCGCAAGAGCTACAGCTTTAGCGGCATTCAAAACACCAGCCGCCAAGGCGTGCCGGTGCCCATCGTTTACGGTGAAACCATTGTCGGCTCGGTTGTGATCTCCGCCGGTATCGACACCGTGCAGGTGCAAGCATGACGATCATCGGTGCTGGCGGTGGTGGTGGCGGCGGCAAAGGTGGTGGCGGTGGAGCAGCTCGCACGCCAACAACTGCACGCGACAGCCTCGACTCAACGCAGTATGCCCAGCTCATTGACCTGATTAGCGAGGGCGAAATTGCTGGCCTGAAGGACGGCTTCAAAAGCATCTTTCTCGATAACACCCCGCTGCAAAACCCAGACGGCAGTTTCAACTTTCAGAACGTCACGGTTTACACCCGCAACGGCACCCAAAGTCAAGACGCCATCCCATTTGCTGGTGTGGTCGAGGATGAACGCCCCGTCGGCGTAACCGTCCGCAACGATGGCCCCGTTACCAGAACCATCACCGACTCGCAAACCGAAGCGGTACGCGTCACTATCACGGTGCCACGACTGGAGCGCATCACCAACGAAGGTGACACCGTAGGCGAATCAGTCCGGCTGCAGATCGCCATCCAGTACAACGGCGGCGGCTACACCACCGTCATTGATGACACCATCGCCGGCCGCTCGGGCGACCTGTACCAGCGCGATTACCTGATCAACCTGTCCGGCACCTTCCCGGTAGATGTCCGCGTGACGCGCATCACGCCTGACAGCAACGACCTGCGCACGGCGAATGAGTTCTCCTGGTCCAGCTACACCGAGATTATCTACGCCAAGATTGCCTACCCCAACAGCGCATTGGTCGGCATCCGCATTGACGCCGAGCAGTTCAACAGCATCCCCAGCCGCAGCTACCGGGTGCGTGGCGTCAAGGTGGCCGTGCCAAACAATGCAACCGTCGATCAAACCAATGGCCGCATTACCTACGCCGGCATCTGGAATGGCACGTTTGGTGCTGCGCAATGGACCAGCGACCCAGCTTGGATTCTGTGGGACTTGCTCACCGACACTAGATACGGCTTCGGTGAGCACATCATCCCCGCCAGCCTTGATAAGTGGGCATTTTTCGCCGCATCCCAGTACGCATCGGAGCTGGTGCTGGATGGCTTCGGCGGTTACGAGCCTCGCTTCTCCTGTAACACCAACATCCAAACGCAGGAGGACGCGTACAAGCTGATTAACGACATGTGCAGCGTGTTCCGAGTGATGCCCTACTGGGGCCTCGGCTCGTTGACCATCGCCCAAGACAAGCCAGTTGATTCGGCCTACCTGTTCACGCTGGCAAACGTTACCGAGGAGGGTTTTAGCTACAGCAACAGCAGCCTAAAGACCCGCCCCAATGTCGCCGTGGTCAGCTACCTCGACCTGGCGCTGCGCGACACGGTATTTGAGGTGGTGGAGGATGCAGAAAATATCGGCAAGTACGGCGTCATCAAAACTGAAATCAGCGCCTTTGCTTGCACCAGTCGCGGCCAAGCACGTCGCATTGGCGAGTGGATTCTGTACTCCGAACGCTACGAAAACGAAACCATTACCTTTACCACCAGCCTCGACGCTGGTGTTGTAGTCCGGCCAGGTCAAGTCATTGAGGTGGCTGATCCAGTCAAGGCTGGTGCAAGACGCGGTGGCCGCATTTCCGCTGCAACCACAACGGCAATCACAGTCGATGACGCTACCGGCCTGACGGCTGCGGGCGCTCAACTGTCTGTAATCCTGTCTGATGGTACCGTTGAGAAACGCACCGTTGCATCCATCGTTGGTGATGTCATTACGGTATCGGCAGCATTTACCACTGCGCCGAATGTAAACAGCGTCTGGGTGTACGAAACCAGCAACATCCAGCCATCAACATGGCGAGTGCTGGCCATCCAAGAGCAGGACGGCATGAACTATACCGTGAGCGCCCTGTCGTACAACGCCAGCAAATATGACTACATCGAACGCGACCAACCGCTGCAGCAGCTTGATATTACCGACCTCAACATCATCCCTGAGGCGCCAACTGACCTCACCTACGAAGAGGTGTTGTACGACGGCGGCGGAATTGCTAAGTCTAAAATTGTTCTCAACTGGCGCCCAGTTATAGGAGTTGCGGAATACCGCGTACGCTGGCGGTTTGTGCCCGGCAACTGGACCACCGAAAACCTATCTCGCGTTGACTACGAAATCTTCGACACAAGCCCTGGTCGCTACGAAATAGAACTGTATTCAATCGGCACCAATTTGCGGGCATCAGTTGAACCCGCCCGGCTAAACATCGTAACTTTTGGCAAGGTTGCACCGCCTAGTGATGTAACTGGCGTCAGTTTGCTGCCTGGTGACGAGCTAAGCGGAATGCTGAACTGGGACCGCTCACCAGACCTTGATGTGGTACTGGGCGGCAAGGTGCTGATCCGCCATTCCAACGTGCTGTCGGGCGCCACTTGGGAGAACTCACAGGATTTGGTGCCAGCCGCAGCAGGTAGCCAAACCCAGAAGCTGGTGCCCATTCTTGAAGGCACCTACCTGCTGAAGTTTGAGGATGACTTCGGCAACCGCTCAATCAATGCCACAACGATTACCACCACGTTTCCAGCGCCGCAACCACGGCTGCTGGTGCAGTCTTTTGCTGAAGACCAAGAGATTCCGCCATTTAGCGGCAACGTCACGGGGATGTATTACGACCCTGGCTTTGACGGCATCCTGATTGACTCCGGCGAACTCGTTGACGACTTGGCTACCGACGGCAACTGGGATGCCCTTGTTGCAGTGGATACCATCCTTGGCGTCAACCCTGCAGGCGAATACGAATTTGGCAGCTCATGGGATATGGGCGCGGTATTTGATGTGAACGTCCGCCGCAGGTTTGTCAGTCGCCCCATCCTGCTGACTGCGCTTTGGGACGACAATATGATGATGATTGACGATTGGCCGGACATTGACGAGGACAACTTGGATGTGGTGAATGCCGAGATGTACGTCCGCACCACGCCCGACGATCCGGCAGGCACGCCCACGTGGGGCGACTGGAACCAGATCGCTAATGCCATCGTGCGTGGCCGGGGCTTTCAGTTCAAAACCATCGCCACTTCCAGCAACCCATCCATCAACATCTTGATCGACGAACTCGGCGCCGAACTGGAGCTGCAGCAACGCACCGAGCAGTCGGCAACGCTTAACAGTGGCGCCGCAGCATACGTCGTCACCTTTGCCGATGCTTTCTACCAAGCGCCAAATGTTGGCATCACGGCTTACAACTTGGCTACCGGCGACTTCTTTGCAGTGACATCGGTGACGCGAACAGGCTTTACAGTAGAATTCAAGAACAGTGCTGGCACAGCCGTGAATCGACAGTTCACCTACACTGCCAACGGCTACGGCAAGGAGATCTAAGCAGTGGCACAACACGACTACATTATTGCTAACCAGTCAGGCGCTGCATTTCGCGCCGACCTGAACAATGGCTTGGCTGCCATCGTCAGCCAGAACAGCGGTGCCACCCAGCCCAGCACTACCTACGCCTATCAGTGGTGGGCCGATACAACCACCGGCCTGCTGAAGATCCGCAACGCTGCCAACAACGCTTGGATCACCATCGGCACCTTGGCCGATACCAATTTCGGCCTGCTGCCTGCCGCTGGCGGCACGATGACAGGCAACCTGACGCTTAACGCTCAAAGCGACCTGCGTCTTGCTGACTCCGATAGCAGCAACTGGGTAGCACTGCAGGCACCTGCAACAGTCGCCAGCAATGTCACCTGGACGCTGCCGGCAACGGATGGTACCGCCGATCAAACGCTTGCCACCAACGGTACCGGCACCATTGCTTGGGTTGACCGTGCGCGGCTTGTTACGGGCACTTCTGTTTCTGCTACCAGCGGGACCGCTATCGACTTTACTAGCACTCCTAGCTGGGCAAAGCGCGTTACCGTAGTACTTGATCAGGTTAGTTGCAATAATGCAGGCTCTAATCTTGTGATCCAACTGGGAACATCCAGCGGTGTTGAAACAACAGGTTATTTAAGCTATGGATCAGCTCAGTATTATGATAGTAGTTTGCCTGGAGAACAGCAAGTATCCTTTGTTTCGGCAACTGGATTTCTGGCACAGTTTGGCCTTGCAGAAAGCTTTAGAAGTGGTCAAATAGTTTTTACAAATATAACCGGAAATCGCTGGATTGGTGCTTTTAATATAGCAGCGGCGACAAGTATTCCATCACCCCCTAGACTCCTGTATGGTTCAATTACCGGCGGAGGAAGTAAACAGCTAAGTGGGGTTTTGGATCGTGTTCGCATTACTTGGGACGTAACCGCCACGTTTGACCTCGGTAATATCAACATCATCTACGAGGGCTAACCCATGCACCGCATTGAAGTCAACGTCCAAACCGGCGAGCAGCGTACCGTCGAATTGACCGCTGCCGAGATCGCTGAGATCCAAGCACGTCCTCAACCGGAACCACCAGTGCCGCCAACCGCCGAGCAGAAGCTCGCCGCCGCAGGTCTGACCGTTGAAGAATTGCGCACCTTGCTGGGGCTCGACTGATGGCAGTCAAAGCCAAAGTCGGCACCGGTCGCATTGACCACCGGCCAGGGCCACCGAAAACCACCAGCATTGGGCAGGGCCAAAACTCAAGGCCTCGTCGCCGTGGCCGCAAGAAAACTCGCGGGCAAGGCCGCTAAGTTTTTACATCCCCAGTACAAGCCATGGCCGACCGCAAAATCTCCGACCTAGCAGCGCTGACCACGCCAGTGGCTGGCGACTACTTGCCGGTGGTGGACATCAGCGAGGCCACACCAGCCAATAAAAACAAGCGCATCACGCTAGAAGAGCTATTCGGTGGCGCACCCTATGGCACGCCAAAGCTACCACTGCCCACATTTGCCACCGCAACACTTACCTATACCGGCAGCAATCTGACGGCAGTTTCATACCCCGGCGGCGAACCCTACGACTACGTGGGTCTGACCTACACCGGCGACCTGCTGACGCAGATTGATTACAAGGCTGGCGGCAGCGGTGGCACCATCGTCGCCAGCTACGAGCTGATCTACACCGGCAACGACCTGACCTCGGTCAACGAGCTTTGACGGGTAAACTGCAGAGGCAGCCCATTGCGCCATGATTGAAGTTTTAGCCGCCGTAGCCGGCGCCTCAATCAGTGTTGCCGCGATGGGTGCCATGGGCTTCAGTCGTAGGAACGACGAGGCTCGTGATGCTGTCATCCGTTTGACCTCTGCGGTGGAGCATATCGCTACCCAATTAGAAGTGCTCCATACCGACATCAAAGATGACCGCCGCGAGACGTTTCAACGGCTAAACACCGTTGAGCAGCGCGTGAGTAAGCTAGAGGCACATCCGCACGGTTGACCGTGGAATTTCTGTCGCATCCTGCCTTCTGGATCGTCCTCGCCGCCGTTTCTGAGTTGATCGGCATCAGCCCGCTGAAGTCGAACAGCATCATCCAACTGGTGCTGCAGGCGCTGTACGCAATCAAGCCGGGAAAGCGCTGACGCCCAGCGCACCGGTACTGACATTATTCAGCACCAAGCCGCGTAACGCTGAGGCGCAGCAGCTCATCAATGAGCACAAAACTTTGGCGTCTATTGACCAGCAGGTAGACGCTTGGCACGAAGCGCAGCCAGAACCGCCCGCACCGATTATTGTTGAGCATCCCATTGACGAAACCGTGCAAACAGGCGAAAGCCAGTTGCTTGGTGGGGCAATGAGCATCCATGCACCATGGAAACGTGACTAAAACACCCGTCAAACTCAGCGATTTGTTTCGCTATTACAAGCATGGCACGCCACATCAAATGGCGGCCATCGTTGAATTGGAGGCAGCGCTATTAAAGATTGCGCCTGATGCGCTTAATAGGGACCAGCCGTGGTTCAAGACTTGGAGCCAAGCGGGCAAGCAAGAGTCACCGCGCAAAGCAAAGCCAAACGATGCCTTCAGTACACGCCTCAGCGAAAACTTTACGCTTGGTGAATTTGCCTTAGGGCAGCCAGCACGACGTTTTGTGGCGCAACATCAGGTAGACACGGCTGTTGAGTTGGCAGCATTCCTAGAGCGAGTGCGGACCGCATTTGGCGGTAAGCGCATCACTATTACCAGCGGCTACAGGCCCGCTGCCATCAATCGTGCCGTTGGCGGCGCATCAGGCAGTGAGCATTTATATGATGCCCCAAATGTAGGCGCTGTTGACTTTTACGTTGATGGCGTTGATATTAACAAAGTGCAAGCATGGGTAGATCGTGAATGGCCGTACAGCCTTGGTTATGGCGCACCTAAAGGATTTGTGCATCTTGGCATCCGAAAAGGCAGGCCACGAGTGCGTTGGGACTATTAGACTCGCTGTGTAAGCCGCTACCAACGGCATGGCGATCACGATTGAAAGGGTATCGCCAGAGCTTTTGGAGATAAAAATACCATACTCCAGTACAAAGCAGGAGGCAACTTTCCTCCTGACATCTGATATTCACCTAGACAATCCAAAATGCAACCGCAAACTGCTGCTGCAGCACCTTGAGGAGTGCAAGGCTGTCGGTGGTCATGCCTTGATGTTTGGCGACGTGCTTTGCCTGATGCAAGGTAAAAAGGATAGGCGCGGCAGTAAGGGCGACATCAGGCCGGAGCACCTCGGCGGCAACTACTTTGACCTAGTGTTCCGCGAGTCAGCAGACTTGCTGAAGCCTTATGGCGACATGATTTTGATGATGGGCGACGGCAACCACGAAACCGCTGTCCTCAACAACCAAGAAATCGACCCACTGGAAAATGTCGTTCGGCTTATGCGCAACGATGGTGCCGTAACCGAACACATGGGTTACCAAGGATTTGTCCGCTTTGTATTTAGGCAGGAATCTGGCAAGACACGCCGCTGCACATTATTTTTCCATCACGGCGCATGGGGCGGCATCGTCACCAAAGGCACCATGGGTGGCGGTCGATATGCACAGATTGCACCTGACGCGGATGTAATGATCAACGGCCACAACCACGAGCGCAGCATCGTTGCCCACCCCTGCTACCGCATTGCTGAAAACGGCAAGGCATGGGTTGAGCAACGGTGGCATTTGCAAACTGGCACCTACAAACAAGAGTTTGGCGCTACTGGTGGCTGGGCAATTGAGCGCATTGTGATGCCCAAATCACTTGGCGGTATATGGATGACACTAAGACCAAGAGTGCGTGGCGGCGTTGATGTTACATGCACGCCAACAGTATGAGGCAATACGTTCTAGAGATTGAGTACACAATTGTCGTTGAAAGCGACAGCGATGACCCGGAAACGGTATCAGATGACTTTATGGCGCGGCTGACTGAGTTAGCGCCATCCAATGATCACATCCTTGGCCTTGCGGTTGAGGTGCTACCAATCCCCGAGCTTCGTGGATCACCAGATTGTTGATTCCAACCTCATCAGCAAACGCAATGCAAAGCATCTATTTAGAAAACAGATATTTGAAGCCTGGGGTCACTGCTGTGCTTACTGTTGTCTTCCGGCGGATACCTTGGATCATGTCAAGCCACGCCACAAAGGCGGCGGCACCGTCGCCACAAACCTAGTGCCAGCCTGCAAAAGCTGCAACCGCAAGAAAGGCAGCGAGGATTGGATTGAATGGTTTACAAGGCAACCTTTTTATTGCTTAAATCAAGCCGAGCAGGTTCGCCAGTGGATGCGCTCATCTGATGCCAAAACACCATAGCCTGCCATTGCTGCGCGTGATCCTTGCACATTCCAGCACAGCAAACACGCCATACTTTTCCGTTATATGTATCAATTAAGTGAATGGTTGGTTGCGGCATTTATCTAGTGGCGTATCGGCCAACGGGTGTCTCATCATCATACGAAGGCGGCTCAATCCACGGCGATGCATCTCCTGCAGCCTGGTGCGACCGATACCGATTTGACTCTCTAGTTCACGCCAGCTTGGTGGGTCGCCAGCCATCCGAGCAATCAGCACTTTCTTGGTTATTTCGTCTAAGTATTTGTCCATATGTTCATAAAGTTGTTCTATGTTTTGATCTTCCTCGTAATCAAAAACAGCAGGGTCCGCAATCAACTCTAGGATTGTTGCATCGTCAGCATTGTGCACTGATCTATCCAAACTGGTGACGCTATAGCACTGTTTGAAAGCATGGGCCAAGTCTGCTGGCTTAATATTTAATGCATCTGCAACTTCACTTAACGATGGCGTGCGGCCTAGCTTATGGCCAAGTTCCTGTGACACACGATTGGCTTTATACAGTAATTCATGCAGCGCAGACGGCAGCCGGATAATGGCATCACTTTGAAGCAATGCCCGACTGATGCCTTGCCGAATCCACCAATAGGCGTAGGTGCTGAACTTATAGCCCCGCGAATAATCAAACAACTCAACCGCACGCGCTAAGCCGATATTGCCCTCCTGCACCAAATCCATGAACTCAAGCGTCTTGCGGTTGCGCTTTTCGTATTTACGCGCAACGTGAATGACAAGCTGCAAATTGGCGCGGATGAACTGCTGCCTAGCGCGTTCGCCGCTGCGGTACTCGCGCTGCTCGGCTTGCGTCAGCGGTTCGGTCTTGTTTTTTAATTCTCTCCATTTGGCCACACGGCGCCCAAGTTGTATCTCCTGCTGTGGCGTAAGCAGTGGTTGCTTGGCAATATCGTTGAGGTAGTCCTTGATGGAATCAGTCATGGGTAATCCTTTGGTTCACACAATGGAAGCACAATTCCACGGTGCAGCCAATGCAAGCGCATTGCGAGCATTACACGCCAAGGGCGATTGGAATGGGTTGTTGGAGTATGCGCTGCTGCTAGCCGAGCAGGAAGCCAGCCAGAAATCACAGATCCACTGGCTGGCGCGAGAGGCGATGCAATCATGCAGCGTCCAAGAATGGCATCGAACAGCGGCTAGCGAATTGCTTGCTGGC